GAACTCCCGCACCCTGCCCTCCCCGCCCTCCGAGTGGGACGCCTCCTCGCGCGAAGTCTGGAACCAACTCATCAAGGTCCTCGAACAGAGCGACCTCTTCGACCTTGGTCGCCGGACCCGCCCCCAATTCATCATTCAGGGCACGGTCTCCGCACCCCTAACCGTCGACATGCTGAACCCCTCGGTCACCGCCCTAACCAACGTCGTCGGCAAGCTGCTTTTGGCCCTGCAAGCCAGCAACTTCGTCGACGTCCGATAGGTTTACTTTCCTCGGCGTCCATGCTATAATACCTGCTAGAAGGCCGACCCATGTCCGAATCCCTCGCAGCCTCTTTTTACCCCGCCTACCAAGGTTTCAATCCCTCGATTGAAGCCTCTGAGGACGCGACGCCTTCTTACATGCCTCGCGCCGAAATCACCTTCCCCGCTTTCGCGGCCCTGCCCGACATATACGACATACCCGCGCGCGACGAGCCGCTTCCCGACTCCCGTCCCGTCATGCCTGCGCAAGGCGCCCTTCCCGCCATCGAAGCCCAAGCCGGCCAGCAGGCTGAAGCGCGTTCCGGCGGCGGCGGTAGCCCCCTCGATGGTTACGGCCGGGCCCCCTTCATCGAAAACAACGACAGCAACAGCGTCTTCGACAGCGTCGGCAACATCTTCACGGACGGCGGCGACACCTCTGACTGGGCCGATGTCGGCTACACTGCTGCCCGGCTTTTCTTCGGTTTCGCAGAAGGTGGCATGGTCGACGAAGAGCCTGAAGAGTTTGCGGCCGGCGGCCTCGTCCCACTTGAAGGTGGCGGCAAGGTGGCCATTGGTCCCGGCGGCGGCCTCGACGACCTGATCCCCACTTCCATCAATGGTCGCCGGGCCGCTGCCCTTTCGGACGGCGAGTTCGTCATTCCTGCCGACGTCGTCTCCATGATGGGTGACGGCTCCTCCAACGCTGGTGCGCGTCGCCTCTACGATCTCGTGAAGCAGGTCCGCGATGCTAAGACCGGCACCACCCGTCAGGCTGGGCCGCTGCCCGTCGGCGACATCCTGAAAAGGAGCCTTAGCTAATGCTAGGCAAGCTGCTTGGCCTCGGCCCCCAAAAGTCTTCTCGCACCGCCACCACCACTCCGACTGTCCCGACTGAAGTTGAGGGTGCGCGGAAGGACCTTCTGAGCCGCGCTGGCGCCTTTGCTGCGCAGCCCTTCCAGCCGTATACCGCTCAACGCATTGCAGAGTTCACGCCGGATGAACTGGCCGGCTTCGAGGCTGCGCGCCGCATCGCGGCAACCAGCGGCGCCTTGTCGCCCCTCACCAGCGAACTGGTTGGCGAGGGCGTTGCTGCCGCGCGCGGTCTTGCTACGCGCCTGCCCGAAACTGACCTCACGGGCTATATGTCGCCGTACACTGAGGCAGTGTTGGCGCCGGCTCTCCGCGACATTGGCGAAGCTGCTGAAAAGGAACGCCTCCGTCTCGGCCAGCAGGCTGCCCGTACTGGCGCCTTTGGCGGCTCCCGTCAAGCCATTGCCGAGTCCGAACTCACGGGTCGCACGCAGCGCACTGTCGGCGACGTGTCTGCCCGCGAACGCGCCAACGCCTACAACCAAGCTCTCGCTCAGTTCCGCCTTGACCAAGAGCGTATCCCCCAGCTATACTCCGGCGCGCTCGGCCAAGTTGGCACGGGCATTGCCCAGACGGCGGCTCGCCTCGGCACCGAAGTCAATCCGCTTACGGCAGCCGGTGGTGCGCAGCGCGCCCTTGAGCAGGCCGAACTCGACTTCGCTCGCCAGCAGTTCGAAGAAGAGCGCGATTTCCCGATTCGCGGCATCGAAGTCCTTCGTTCCAGCCTCGGCCTGTCGCCTCAAGTTCTCGGCATCGGCTCCACCACCACCGAAACCCGCACCGAACCCGGCCCCAACCTTATCAGCCAGCTTGGTGGTGCGGCTCTCAGCGCAGGTCTTGGCGGCCCTATCATGGGCGGCCTTGGTTCAGTCGGCGGCGCACTTGGTCTCAGCTTCCTCAATCCTTTCCGCACCACTACCGTCGGCAACCCCGGGCTAGACCCGAACTATAGTAGCGGCGTTTACGGGCCGGTGCTGCCGTCGTAAAGGGAAACCGACATGGCTGAAACCTACTCTGAAATGCTGCGTCGCGCCCTCGGCAACGCCGCTGGGCCGATTCCGATGATTGTTAACGACAATGTCGGCCTCTTTAACTACCTTCGCGGACTTGTTGGCGGTGGGCGCGCTCGCCCGCCTGAGTCGCCGGTCAACGAGCCGATGGCCCCTGCTGTCTCCGAGAACCCGCCTTCCTCCTTCCAGCTTGCTCAAGAGGAAGCCGCTCGCCGCCGTGCCGCCGCTGCTAACCAGCCGTCCACCCCGACTGTCACGCCGGCCGAAGCCTCCACCCCGCCCGTGCAACCGGCCGCACAGACTTCGCCGGCCAGCGCTTTTCTCGACATGCTGCGTCAGCGCGTCCAGACTCAGATGGCCGAAGAGGGCGACCAGCGCCTCCGCGAAATCGGCATTGGTATGCTTAGGTCGCGGAGCCCCAACTTCTTTGAGAACTTGGGCGCGGGCCTAGCTGCCGCCGAAGAAGGCACTCGTGACCGCACCGAACGCCTGCGTCAAGCGGCCGAAGTCGAGCGCCAAGCCCTCGCCCAGCGTTCCGAAGAAGAGTATCGCCGCGAACAGAACCGCCTTCAGGCCGAGCGTCTTGCCGTCGAAGGTCCTTATCGTGCTGCCCTGTCTGAACAAGCACTTGCTAATGCTGCTCTTGCTCGTCGTGGCGGGGCTACAGGGATTGGAGCGGCTGGTCGTGCCGAAACACAGCGTGAACGCGATGCGCGCCTAGCCGGCGAACGCGCTGTTACCACTGAAAACGCTCGTCGTGCCCGCGCTTTTCCGCAGGAAGAGCCGCTTACGGCTGCGGAAGCTGCTCTACTTCGAGACAATGCTGCTCGTCGTTTCTTGTCAGCTATCGGCGAGGCTGGCGTCAACCTTCCCGAGCCGCCCGCTACTCCTCGCATTACGGTTAATCCGAGCGGCCAAACTGCTCGATGATCCGCGTCAAGCTTAACGACACTATCGCAGTTGATGTAGACGGTACGGACGACCCGCAGGTCGCCGCCCAGCAGGCACGCGCCTACTTCCGCCAGAACTTCCCGCAAGAGTTCGAGGCTTGGCGCCAGACCCAACTCGGCATCGGCTCTTCGTTTGGCCGCAGCGTTTCTTCCGGCATTGACCAGTTCCAAGGTGCCCTCTACTCTGCCGCCGAAGGTCTTGGCCAGCTTACCAATCAGCCCGGCCTCGAACAGTTTGGTCGCGCTGGCCGCATCGCGCAGCAAGTTTCTGCCGAAGCTGCTTTCCCCAGCGACCTCCGCACGCCTTTCCTTTCCGTCGAAGGTCCCAGCGACGTCGGCCGCGCAACTGCCGAAGCGGTCGGTGGCTCCCTCCCCAGCACTGGCGCCGGCATCGCTGGTGCCATCGCTGGTGCCCGCGCCGGTCGAGCAATCGGTGGTGTTCGTGGCGCGATCCCCGGCGCCCTCCTTGGTGCAGCCGGCGTCTCCTTCCCTCAACTGGCCGGCGAAAACATCCAGCGCCAAATTCAAGTTGAAGAGGAAGCAGGCGCTCGCCCCTCCGAAGCCCGCGCTCCCGCGCCCGGTACTGCCTTTGCTGCTGCCGTTCCCCAAGCCCTCCTCGAAGCAGTCCCCGAAGTCGCTACCCTCGGCTTCGGCCGTCTGCTTGGTCGCCCCGCCGCTGAAGCCGGCGCTGCCCTCCTGCCCCGCCTCGGTCGTGGTGCGGCAGTCGGCGCTGCCACCGAGCTTCCTACCGAAGTTGGCCAGACCGCCATCGAACGCGCCCAAGCGGGTTTGACTCTCGATCTCACCAACCCAGAAGTCCAGCGTGAACTTCTCGAAGCGGGCCTCGCTGGCGCCGCCGCCGGTTCTGTCGCTGGCGGTGCAACGCGCGGCCTCTTTGGCGTGCGCCCTGCCCCCGAAGCCGTCCCCACTCCCGAGCCCACGCCCGGTGCTGAAGGCGCTGCCCCCGTTGCCGGCGCCCCGGCTCCCACCCCGGCTGCTCCCGCAGCGCCTGCTGCCCCTGCTGCCGAGCCGTTCTTCCCCCGGACGCCTATTCCGCAGGCGCCGGAACTGCTGCGCACACCTGAGCAAGTCAACGAGGCCATTGCCGCCAATCCCGACGATTTTGCCCCGCCTGCCAGTGCTACTACACCTGAAGCGCGCGCCAAGTGGGTTAACGACGCTCGCCAAGCTGCATACCAGCGCAACGTCAGCGAGATCCGTGAGTCTGCCATCTCCAACTTTGCGGCCAGCCAGCCCGACGCCTTCCTCGGCAATCTGGTGCAGGCAGCCGCAGAAGGCAACCTCACCAACCTGAATCGCTTCTCGGCCATTGATGTGGCCAACGCGGCGCTGCGCTCCAGCGGAATTGAGCCTCGCCGTCTTACGAAGGATGAGCGCCAATTCGTTACCGAGCAGTTGAACCGCCTAGCGGAAGAAGGTATCCTAGCCAAGCCTACCGCAACCAGCTTCAGCGTTTCGTTCGGCCCGCGCCAGCAAGCCGCCGAAGCAGCCCCGTCAGCCGCAGCACTGCGCCGCGAACGGGAAGCCTCCCTGCGCGCCGTCGCTGAAATTAGCACAGCCGCCGAAGCGGGCACCGTCGAACAGATCAGCCCATTCGAGGCTCGCCGTCTTGGTGGCGAAACCCTGCCCCGTCAGCAGCCTGCCCCCGAAGCTGCTGCTGCGCCCGAAGCGGAAGCCGCGCCCACCGAAGGTGAAGCGATTTGGCAGGGACCCGACGCCGACATTCCGGTTCGCGTTATGCCGGAAGCCCCGCAGCAGGGCAGCGATGGCCGTTTTTATCAGCGCGTCAACTACGAGGGCCGCGACAGTTACGTCCCCGCCGATCAGCTTCGTCGTGCTGCGCCGGAAGTTGCGCCGCCTGCTGCCGCGCCGACGGGCCGCGTGCCTTCCGTTCCCGCAGCGCCTGCTGCACCGGCACAGCCGACTGCCGCCCAACGCCCCGCCGCATCGGTCCCCGCTACCGGGCAGCCGCGTACTCTGACGCCGGCTGAAGCGGTTGTGCCGCCGACGCCCGAAGCCCAGCAGCTTGGCAACGCGGTTGCGCAGGCGTATCCGGGCACTGATGCAGGGTCGCCGACTTCCAACTTCGAGGAGTCTATCTTCTCGTCGCCCCAGACCACCACCATCCAGCAGCAACAGAAGCTACTCGACACCCAGATCGCTGACGGTTTCCGGCCTGGTTTCTGGCGCATGTGGTTCGGCTCGCCCATCACGGGCATCGGTCGCCAGCCCCAGTTCACCGCGTTTGCCAATGTGTCCGATCGTATGTTTGTGCGCAAGCAGAGCGCCGTCACTTACTTCAACAACCAGTATCAGCCGCTTGGCACGCTGCCTGCCGAGTCGCAAGCCCGTGCAATGCTCGCACTGCAAGAGTCGCGCAGTCGCCAGCAGATGTGGGATCGCAACGCATTTACGCCGCAAGAAAATGCTGCTATGGATGCAACGAACGCAATGGGTCAGCGTGGTCTCGACTACCTTGTCGATGCGTTTACGACCGACTACTTCAATCCGGCTGACGCCCGAACTGACGCAGACCGCGCCCGCCTGCAAGCCTTCCAGCGTGAGAAGGGTGACCGTCTCATTACTGAGATGCCGGCCGAGCAAGTGCGTGCCGCCTCGCCCGAAGGCTTCGCCGAGGTGCAGCGCCTCAACTCCATCCGCGATCCGTTCTTCTTCCCGCAGGTAGCGCGCGGCTCCCACTTTGTGGCGGCCTACGAAAAGCAGCCGAACGGCAAGGAGAAGCTGGTCCGCATCTACTTCTACAACCCGGTCGAGGGTATCAAGAAGGCCCGGCAGCGTGCCGGTTTGCAGCGTGACTTTGAGGCCATTTCGATCAAGGCGCTGCGCGACGAGTTCCCCGACACTGGCCGCTATCGTATTATGACGAAGGGTATGCGCGCCGAGAACAACGAGCGGGCCGCCAGTCTGAAGCGCGACGGCGAGTTCATTACGCGCTACCTCGAAAAGCTGAGTGAGGTGAGCGGTCCCGAGGCGAAGAAGATCATCAACCAGATGTCGAAGGAAATCGACAAGGCGCAGATGGATCGCTTCTTCCGCCCGAACAACGACATCCTGCGGGCCGTCACGCCCGAGAACGCCGTTGACTACGCGCGCGACACGCTGCCCAACTACTTCCTGACGCTGGCCAACATTCAGGCCCGCCGCCATGTAGAAAAGGATTTCAATCGGGCAATCGCCCCGCTGACGTTTGAAGAAAAGAACTTCGCCAACGACTACTTCAACTACAATACGACGCCGACTGAAGCCTTTGGTACTGGCCGTGCCCTCGCATTCTTCTGGTATCTTGGCTTCAACTTCAGTACGGCTGCCATCCAGTTCACGCAGAATCTCGTTCTCGCTGCCCGCCTCCTGCGCGACGGTGCTGGCCTCAATGCTGGCCGCTTTTACGCCACGGCCTTCCGAGATGTCTACCTGTCGCGCGACCTTGCCAAGTCGATCCAAGGCGAACTGAACTTCGCGCAAGCCGTTGCCAAGGCTGGCAAACTGCCGGCTGATGAAGTGGCTGCGCTTCAACGCGCGATCAAGGATGGTCGCCTCCGTCCCTCGCAGACCGCCAGCCTTCAGAGCCAAGTCTCGGCCGAAAGCCTACGCAACGCCGGCATCGCCGACAAGAGCGCCACTACCTTCGCAGCCGGCGCCAACAAGATGCTGGACTGGTCGGGCCGCATGCTCAACGCGGTGGACGAAACCAACCGCGTCGCGGCCTTCCTCACCGCCTATCGCCTTGCTAAAGCACAGCCTTCCGTCATGCAGCGCGCTGCTCGCATGGACAACCGCACCTACGCCAGTCCTTATGAATATGCGCAGGTCGCAACGGACGAAACCAACTTTCGCAGCGGCCCGGAAGACCGTCCCCTTATCCAACGCTTTCATCCGGCCGCCGAAATTGTCACACAGTTCCAGGGCCCTGTCTTCAAGTTGCTTGAACTGTATGCCCGTAGCGCTGCTCAGACTGTCGAAGGTATCCGCAAGTCTGATCCAGTAATGGCCAAGGCCGCCGCTATTCAGTTCTTGGCGTTGCTGGTCCCTCAAGTTGCAATCGCCGGTATCTGGTCGCTGCCTTTCGCTGATCGTCTCAAGGAACTCATGGAGTTCATCTGGAAGACTGCCTTCGGCGAGGCTCTCGACTTCGAGCAGGAACTCGAAAAGTATATCGGCAATGGTCTTGTTGCCTCTGCTGCTAACTACGGTTTGCCCCACGCTTACGGCGCGATGACGCTGACGAGCCGCATGAAGATCGACCCGCTGCCCCAAGGTAGCATCACTGACTGGGACGTCTTCTCCCTGCTGGGCCCCATCGGCGGTCTGATCCAGAAGCCGTTTGAAGCCCATAAGTCTTGGCAACTTGGAGACTATTGGGGCATCGCCTATGCTATGGCGCCGACCAGCTTGGCCAACGCGATCAAGGGTGGCCAGATCGAACTGACCGGCGAGCAATACACGCGTCGCGGCGGGCGCATCATTACTCCGCAGGACGTTGAGCGCGCAGCCCAATCCGGCGTTCTGCCGCCTAGCGTGCAGCAAGCAGTCGGCTTTGCGCCGCCCGAGTTTACGGATATTCGCCGCACCGTCAATAGGCAGCGTGAGCTTCAGCAGGCGACCCGCGATCCGACCGAGCGCGTCAACATCGAACTGTCCCGCATTGTCATGCGCATGTACGAGGCGCAGCAAGCTGGCCGTTCCGACGAAGTGGCTAACCTGCGCCAACAGTTGGCTACGCGCGTGCGTGAAATCCGGGCCGAACAGGCAGACAAGTCACCGCAGTTCCAAGTCCAGATCAACCCGAACGCGATCTTGGATAGAGCCCGCAAGGACTTCTTGGGCCGGGGTTCGCCGGAAGTTCTTACCCGCGCGACCCGCGTCCCGGCCCGTGACGCTGCTGTGGAAATGATCAACCGCAGCCTTTGGCGGAACCAACAGTAGTCGGACAAAATTCTTGACAGGTCTGGGCAGGAATAGTATCCTGCGGGCATGTCGAAATTCGCCTATTACATTGGTGTTGATCACCGCGAGCCAGAGGCTCTCCGCGTAACAGAGTCGTCCGTCAGGGCATATGCCAGCAAGCCAGTAGAGATACGGCACCTAGAGCATTTGGACCTGCGGCGCCGCCAGCTTTTTGATCGGCCGTGGCGCATTAACGAGGACGGCTCCTACATGGACGAGCGGGATGGCCGCCCGTTCAGCGTGCAGTTCTCGCACTCCCGCTTCCTCACCCCGATTGTAGCAAAGATGGACGGCGTGACCGACTGGGCGCTGTTCACCGACTGCGACTGGCTGTGGCTCGACGACGTGCATAAGCTGGTGAAGGAAGCTGACCCGTCCAAGACGGTGATGGTTGTGCCCCATAACTTCTCGCCAACCGGCACCACCAAGATGGACGGCCAAGTGCAGTCCCGCTACAACAGGAAGCTGTGGTCGGCCCTCATGCTGTGGAACCTCAAGTCCACCAAGCTGCCGACCGTCGAGATGGTCAACATGGCCAGCGGCAACCGCCTCCACACCTTCGAGTGGCTCGACGATTCCGACATCGGCTACCTCTCCGAGTCGTGGCACTGGGTCCCGAACTACAGCCCGACGACTGCCAGGGGCTTGGATGCCGAAGAGAACAACCGGCCGCTGCCCATCAACGGCATTCACTTCACCTATGGACCGCCCGTGCCGGGCATGGTCGACCGGCAGACTACTGCCTTCGATGACTTCTGGACGAACGAACTCCTCGGAGCCTACACTGATGCGCGCTAAGATTATCACCACGATTGGCCCAACCTCATGGGAACGGTACGGCCTGCGTTTCGCAGAGTCCTTCAAGCGGTTCTGGCCTACCAACATCGACCTCGAAATCTGGCACCACGACCTCGAAGGCAATGTACCTGAATTTCCGGGCATCACCTTCAGGGCACTCGAAGACACGGCTTCCTTCCAGAAGCTGAAGGCTCACCTCGGTTCCAAGGCCAAGGACGGCCCCTCTCTGGAATACTGCTTCAAGGCAGTCGCCCTCGCCTCCGCTGTGACGCCCGACCTCGACTGGATCGGCTTCATTGACGCTGACACCGAAACGATGAGGCCCATCAACGAGGACCTGCTGGCCGAACTCTTTGACGATAACTACCATCTGACGTACCTGTACCGGCGCACCGTCAAGGAAAGCGAAGGTTCGTGGTTCGCCTTCAATCTGGCCACCGTCAAGGGCGCCTCCCTGCTGGCCGACTATTGGGGCCTGTACAATTCGCTCGAAGCCTTCCACTACAAGAAGGCCCACGACAACGCCGTCCTCGACCGCATTGCCCTGCTGCATCGGGCGCACGGCCTGCAAATCAAGGACCTGTCGCCTGGCTGCCTCGGCCTCGATGCCTTCCATCAGTCGCCGCTTGCCGCCTACATGGTGCATTACAAGGGACCGGACAAGCAGACCATCGCCAACCCCGCGCTTGGCGCACCGGCCCGCTACGAAACCCTGTGCGAATTGCTGGGCGCCTCCATCGCCGAGACCGGCGCGGCCCGCATCGTAGAGGTTGGCACTTGGAACGGCAGCCGCGCAATCCAGATGGCAGAAGCCGCGTTCGCCACGGGCGTCACGTCCGTCTCCTATGTCGGCTTCGACACCTTCGAGGGCGGCAACGACCGGGCGCATGAAGGCCATACCAAGCCGCACGCCGATTCTTGGATCGTCACTAACCGCCTCAACAACTACAGCCAGTTGATGGCGCGCAAGGGTCTGAACTTCGCCTTCTCACTCATCAAGGGCAATACGCTCAAGACGCTGCCCGACTCCGCTGCCGTTGTAGCAGATTCTACATTTGCCTACATTGACGGCGGCCACAGCTACGAGACGACCAAGTCGGACTACGAATGCCTGAAGCATGTACCCTTTATCGTCTTCGATGACGTGATCGTCAACGAGGAAGAGGGTGCGCCGGAAGGTCCGCGCAAGGTGATGAAGGAGATCGGCGGCCAGAAGCGCATCATCACCAGCGGCGACGGCTACGCCGGCCTGACGCAGACCATCTCCTTCGGCCTTGTTGTCCGCGACGGCTACAAGATGCCGGAACTCAAGACCCGCATTCAGGTGAAACCCATCGACTCAGTTGACAAGGGCGAGCAACTTCAGCATATTGCGGATAACGCTGCCGCCATTACGACTTGGATTGGCTCCTATCAGGCGCACACCAAGACCGCTCTGCTGGTCAGCGCCGGTCCTACGTTGCCGTCCTTCCTCGAAGACATCCGCGCCAAGCAGGCCGCTGGCGCTGTGATCTTTGCGGTGAAGCACTCGTTGCCGGTTCTCAAGGCGGCGGGTATTACGCCTGACTGGACTGTCATTCTCGATCCGCGCCCGGTCGAAGGCAAGTCTACGCACGGCGTGATCCGCACCGATCTCTTCAAGGATGTGGGGCCGGAGGACAAGTTCCTCTTTGCCACCATGACGCACCCGTCAGTGCGCAAGGTCCTCGAAGAAAAGAACGTCCAGATCTTTGGCTGGCACGCCCATACGCAGGCCACGCTCGCAGCCAAGCCGCCGTCCTTCGACACGGGCATGGTTGTGGCGGGTGGCACCTGCTCGGCGACCCGGATTCCTATGCTGGCTTTTGTTATGGGTTTCCGCCGCTTCGAGTTCTACGGCTACGACTTCTTCTACCCGGAAGACACCAACAAGGACGACGTGAAGCAGCAGCTTATGCGCGTCAACTTGGGCGCCGATCAGAAGTCCTACCTGACGACCGGCGAACTGGTGGCTGCGATGCAGGATCTGGGGCAGTGGAACCGCTGGCTGGTCGAGAACCGCATCAACGTGGTGTTCCACGGCGAGGGCGCTGGCGCTGCCATCTGGGAACAGACCGTCAACAACTACAATGCGCCGACGGAGTATCCGTTCTAGCGGAACTTCTTCGCAATCTTGGCGGCGCCGGCAGGCTGCTTTGAAAACTGCTTGCCGGCCTTCGTCGCCTTCCGCTTCGCCGCGCTACTCGCCGCATAAGTGCTGGCAGGCATAGCCTTGATGGCAGCCTCGGGCAGATACCGTTCGCCTGTAGCGTTTGGTCCCTGTGTCGAGGGCTTGCCAGACTTGGTGCGCCACTTCTGCTTGGTCCAATCGACCAGCGACTTCTGCGGCTCCTTCACGACTTGTAGCCCTTCGCGTTGTCTTTAAGGTACTTTGCAGCATTTTCCAACGTGGCGATGCTATCTCTAGCGTGCCCTAGGAGGGTGTTGCATGGATTGCACAAGACCCCGCGCACAACATCCGTGGCATGACAGTGATCCACGTCTAATTTCCTTCCCAAGGTTTCTTCCGTCACGCCACATATCATGCAAGCAAAGTTCTGCTGCTTGCGAATTTCCTGCCAACGATCATACCTAAGTTTGTATCTGGCTTTTAGTTTCTCAGACTTTCTATTCTTTGGCGTGTTTGCGTTGGTATGTTTGTACAAATTGTGGCAAGGCCGGCAACGAGAACTGTAGTATTGCCGGCCAGACCATTTGTCTTTAAACGTATAGTAGTCTGCGAAGTCTTTTTCGACTTGGCAACCTAAGCAACGCTTAGTCACGGTACTTACCACCTTTCGCCTTGTATTCAGAGGCGAGCATTTGAGCTTTGCGGGCGCTCCACTGACCCGGCCTGCCGCCCTTGTCCCCCGCTTTGATGCGATTGAACAAGGACTTGCGCATGCCGGGCTTCGTGTAGACGCCCGCTTCGTTCACCCGACTTTCGGGCTTCTTGGCCATTAGCCAGCCGCCAAGCAGCGACCAGCCTTACGGCACGCCGCCGGGTTCGGGCAGCTAGCGCACGGCACCTTGCCGCCCTTCTGCATCTTGACCGCCTTTGCCTTCACGGCGCCGCCGGCCTTCATCTTCTTCTTCATCGGGCCTTGCGTAACCTGCTTGCCCATGTTCGAACGCATCATCACTTGCACCCCTTTCCGACCATGCCACCCATGGCCTTCTTCACAACACCACCGGCCTTCTTCTTGACCGGCGCCTTCGCCTTGACCATGCCGCCAGCAGCCTTCTTGACCATGCCGCCCTTCTTCATGCGGCGCTGACGGTCTTCCATCTCGCGGGCATCAGGCGCGCTCTGATATTCACGGCGCTCCTCCGGCGTCATCGCCTCGCGGGCCTGACGAAGCTGCTCCGGCGTCATCATCGGCAAACCCTTCGGCCCACCTTCCATGATCCGGCGCTTGCCGGGCGACCGCACCGGGCCACCCTCCTGATACATCATACCCTTCTTCATCATGCCAGGCATTACTTCTTCCCCTTCTTAACGGCGCCGCCCTTCTTGAAGGCGGGCATCGGCTTGGACTTCGCAGCAACCTTGGGCTTGGCAACCATGCCGCCCTTCATCATCTTCTTCGCAGCCGGCTTCGGCTTGGCAGCCACCATGCCGCCAGCCTTCTTGGCAACCGGCTTGGCCTTCGGCTTCACCATACCGCCCTTGCGGAAGGCAGTTCCCCGCTCCTCAAGCTCCTGCTGGCGACCGCGCATACGCATCTGCGCGATACGCTCCTCGGCGGTGGTCGGCTCGGCGCCCATCATCAGGTCGTTCAGGCGATCCGCAGAAAGCTCACGGGGAGCCGGGGCGGCGGAGCGAGGACGCGGACGAGGAGTCGGCATACGCTGGCCGGCTTCGCCAAGTTCCTGATCCATGCGCGCACGCTCCTGCGCCATCTCCATATCTTCTTCTCGCGTGCGCGAAGCAGGCGCAGCAGCTTCAGTGGCCGGTGCTTCCGGGCGGCGGCGGTCAAACATGCCCCGGCGATACGCCTCATAGCCCGCTGCACCAAGAGCCGCACCAGCGCCTACTGCCCCGGCACCCATGCGGGTACGCGATGCACGCGCAGCAGGGCTAGACGAGGGCGGGCGCATCGCTTCAGCCTGAAGGCGCTGCGAAAAGCTCTGACCCGGCGCGGCTGATGCCGCAGGCGGGGCGGCGGGCGCGGGGCGAGGAGGGGCAGCACGGCGCTGCTCCATCTCACGCATGGTGCGCTCGCGCATCTGCTCCTGCGTCAGAGCTTCGCGGGCCGCAGTACGGCGAGCCTCACCTTCACGACGGCGGCGGGCAGCCTCTTCTCGGGGATCAAGTCCCGCCCGACTACGAATATCATCAGCCATTTTACTTCTCCTTGGATTTCTTGGCGGGGAGGGGTTTGCCCGCCGATCTGAGCGCAATCGCAATCGCCTGCTTCTGCGGGCGACCGCTTCTGATTTCCCGGCCAATGTTCTCCGAGATAGTCTTCTGGGACGAGCCCTTCTTAAGCGGCATGGAGAGCTTCCTTCTCAGTTTCGTCGACACGCCGCAGCCAACCACGGCCGAAAGTTGCAAACGTCTTGAGGCTCTTATAGAAGTCGCGCCGCTCCTCGGACACCTTGGCAATCAGGTCGGTAGGATCAGCAGCATTGATGGCGGCCATGCTCTTGGGGCCAAGCACCCCGTCATCGGCAACACCTGCGCCCCGCTGCATCAGCTTGACTGCCCGGCGAACGCCCTTGTTGACGGCCATGTCAAAGGCCAGCAGGTCCACGCCCGACTTCAGATCGTCACAGTTCAGGGCGTCCCAATACTGATCCTTGTAGATAGTATTGACATCGGCGTCAGAGATGGCGCGCAACTCGTCCTTGCTCATGGGCTTGCCCTTGAAGGCCGAGAAGGTAGCGAGCGTGATGCCCTTCATGGTGGCGCCGCCCGGGTCCTCCGGGTGATCGACGTAGCCGCCCTCATGCTTCAGAATTAGGGCCAACCACTTGGCGTAGTTCTCTTTCACTTGCGCACCATCTTACTCATTGCATCACTCTTTTCCTTGGAGCCGGCGGAACTGCCAAAGTAATAGGCAACCACGCCACCCCATGCCGTGCCAAGCGTGCCCAGCATAACCAGCATAGCCTCGGAGCCGCCCGTCGTAGGCAGGCCATTCAGCAACATGAAGAACAGCACCCCGAAATAGCCAAACGTAATGCCAGCGGCTAGAAAGCGGGGCGTCCAGTCCTTGGTCTTGATCTCCCGGTCCCGGGCACTGTTGCGGTCCTCATTGGCGATGCGTTCCAGATCGACGTCCAGTTCCCGCATCTGCACCGCGAAGTCCTGCTCGGCTTTCTTCAGGGCCAGCAACTGCTCCGGCGTCGCCTTGGCTGCCGCCTCGACAAGCTCGGCCTCGCTACCGTCTGGCTTGCCAAGCAGGGCCTCAGAAATGGCACGGGTCGCCATGCCTGCCAGTGGTCCACCCACGGCAGTCGCAATGGACGGGGCTACCGTCCTAACGAGATTGAGGAGCGGTTCCATTCCGGGACTCCAAGAGGGCCACGCGCCGCTCAAGTTCGTTGATCATGCGGGTTAGATCGGCCCGAATTGCGGCACGGGCAGCAGCCGCGTCAGCGGCCATCTCAAGTCGGCCACGCTCAATGCCGGCCATGCTGCGCTCACGGTCCAGCGTCATGTTGCCCCGGGCAATAGCGGCGTCTCGCTCCACCTGCTCGATCCGGTTGGACAGATGTTCGCGGATCTGGGCCATGTCGATGGTCGTGCCTTGCGGCGGGATAGCCCGGTTGTCCTGCGTCACAACCACGGCAATGCGGGACTTGAGGATGGTGATTTCGTTGTTGGCCGACGACAGGGATGTCATCAGGTACACGACGCAGCTAAAGAGGATCGGGATGGCTGCGAATACAACCTTCTCGATTAGGGCGCCCTTCGAGGCGTTGGCCGCCATCTGTTCGGACATTTGGGCTTGCTTGGCTGCGTCGGACATGCTAACAGTTCCAGGCTCGGAGGCTCTTATTGATGCGGCTATTGGGATCGTTGGCCGTCTTCTTGGAAGTCAGCTTCTTCTTCATGCCCTTCATGCGGGCACAGAACGAATCCCGGCGCGGGCCTCCCTCGGGTTGAGGAGCTTTGAGGCCCGGCTTACCGGGGTTCGCACGATTGTAAGAGGCACGGCCTTTGGCATTGAGCCCGCCTTTGGGGTCCTTGCCTTCGGCACGCTGCCAAGCAGGGGTTTTGGCCATGCTATATTATAGCAGGTTTATCCCAACCTTTCAAGACTGATGGACTCGACGTCGAACTCACCCGGTGCATAGAAATGCAACAGGTGAAAGCCGTTCCACCACAGCTTCTTGGCCGCCTTGGCATAGGCAAAGTCGCCTTCGGGGTCCACGAAACAGCCGGCCACCAGCCCGTGAATCTTGCTGCCGTCGCCCTTGGTCCGAGTCGAAGTGGACAGCAGGTGCGAATGGCCGCAGACGCACGAAACGTGCTGGGACCGCAACAGATTGTTGGCATGATGTTCGCCACCCTGCGGCCGGCCCATAACGCCACTGACGAAGTAGTGCTGGAAGACGGCGCCGTAGATGGAGACGGGCTTCAAGAACGAGTGGTAGCGAATCTTGAAGGTCGGGCGCCGCTGGGCCACCAACTGCTTGACCGTCTTCGGGAACTCCGACGTCAGCAGCCGATTGTCAGAGGCCATCCACCTGTTGTAGCGGTCCTCGTGGTTGCCCTCGTTGAAGTCGATAGGCGCACCCCCGAAGGCTGCGGCGATGGAGGCGATCCAGTCGAGCGCGTTGAAGCCGGCCTCGATGTCTTCCTGCAAGGAGCGGTGCGCCCAGCGGGGATCTTCCATGTCGTGCGTGCAAAGTGAGGCGAAGTCCCACAGGTCACCGATATGGACCACCCGGTCCAGCACGATGTTGCGGTTCTCCAAGAACGCCATCATCTTGGCAAAGCGGTCCAGCTTGTCGCCCGGCATCGCATGGGTGTCGGGGATAAGCAGGACCGTCTTAGGGTAGGTCTCGCGGGAGGACACGTTTAGATGCCCCAGATCAGACCAATGAGGCCGACGAGGATGCCCACGAAGAACATGCCAAAGCCACCGATAACCGTGCGGTCAACGATGTTCATCTTGGATTCACGCACCGGGTCGCCAAAGCTGCCGGACGTATCCAGATAGAAAGAAGCGAAGATCGCAAGCGCGAAGCCGATCAGGCCCGCAGTCGCGCCAATCTGAGTGATGATCATGTCAGACTCCCGTTGAGCCGAGGCCACCTTCGCCCCGGACAGTGGTTGAAAGGTCCTCAACTTCCACAACCTCAAGCTGCGGGAGCGGCAGGACCATAAGCTGGGCGACCCGCATCCCCTTCTCAACCATGAACTGGTCAGGATGGGGCCATTGCGGCGTATACGGGAGCCGCCCGAGGATCACCTTTAACTCACCACGATAGTCCTCGTCAATAACGCCGGGCGAGTTAACGACAAAAATTCCTTCCTTCGCCGACAGACCAGAGCGCGAGCAGACGAGGCCGACGTGGCCGGGTGGCAACTCTACGGCGATGCCGGTACGCACGGTGCGCCGCGTCCTCATGTCGTCGAGCACATGAAGCTCGTCGGCATACAGGTCGAAGCAGGCGGCGCCGTCGGTGGCCCGGGTCGGCAGGATGGCCGTCGAGGTAAGGCGCTTGAACTTGATTGCTACAGGCCCAGCCATTGGCATTCCTTGTACTTGTTGATGGGTAGATCGTCCAGCGCATAGATGCTGATTGGCTTCTTGTGCGACTGAGGTTTGGCGTTCTTGTAGATTTGTAGGAAGGAAAGCCTGGCCTCTGGGTAGATAGCTTGGACGATAGGTCCATAGAACTCTAGGAGTTTCTTGCGGACTGGACGCATCCACGACAACTTGATTTCGACGATGCAGATGTGGTCGTCTGCAAGCCATAACAGGGCGTCGGGCTGACAGACGCCACCTTTGCGGGCCGATCTGTAGTAGAGCCACGGCCCTACCTCGACCCGCCTATGCAGAAGTTGGAGGCGCTTCTGCACAGCCTTCTCAAAGGAAATGCCCGCCCGCTGCGCAGCCGTCCGCTGTTGCACCGGGAAGACCGGCACATAGTCAGCGTACTTGGCGACGAGGGGCGGGCGCAGTTTCACTCAGCGTGCATGCCGTTGAGGCGGCGCTGGAAGGAACCTTCGAGCATCTTGAGCAGCAGCGCATATTCGCTAGGCTCAATCGGCGACGTCAGGGTATGGCAGGCCGTGCCCATTTCATCGCCCTCGTCGACGGCGATGGCGCAGATGAAGCTGCGGATGGAAGCCTTCCGCTCACCCAGCAGAGCAATAAGCTGGAGGATGACCTCTTCCATTTCGTTGTCAGGGTTGATACCCAGATCGACCTTGATCATCCCCTCAAGATCGTCGTCCTGCTTGGTGGTGGCAGCGGAACCCGGGAAAGCGATCACGTTGTCATTCGACATAGTAGTTGCTCCTTGCGGTGGTGACAGACTGCACGATGTTGGTGCGGATCACATGAATCTGCGAACCGCTCATAGGGTCAACGGCCTTTTCGAGCCAGACCCGCACGACGTAACCGCGCTTGCGCCACCAGCTTTTGATGTCAGACATCAGCTTGTAGTTGGCAGCGCGGTCACTCAGATAGTCATGCCTTGACATCGGGCCTCCACTTCTTGAGGCCAGACGGGTTCTTGTCACTGGCCTTGCCCCAGTTATAACCGACCTCGACATCAAAGGGAATAACTATTTCACGGGTAATCCCATTAATGTCAGTCACGGGGAAAGGAAAGTGCAAGCACTCCAGAACCTGCGGCAACAACTCGGCGGCCTTGTCGATGCGGACCTGACCGAGAACCGCGTCATGAAGGTTCAGCAGGATTTGGACGTCGGCCCCGGGCTTGCCCTCGAACCGCTCCCAAATCTTATAGATGCCCACGTTCATCAGCACGCCAACGCAGTGCTGGGGCACGAAGGCAATCGCTTCACGCAGGGTGGCATCGTCCCAGCGCCGGTTCCAGAAGGTGCGCCGGATGCCGAACGGGCTGACCAGATAGCCCTTCTTCTGCAACTGG